CAAAAAAAATATAAAATTGTTTTTGTTGTTGCCATCAACACCTATCCTGGCTAAAAACTCCATAAGTTTTTGCTTCTCTTTGTCTAAACTTTTTCTGGGGCTGGTTAAATAGAAGTCTTCAGTTCCGGTGTAAAAAATGTTTTCTAATTTATCTGTGAAATCAAGCAAAGGAACATTTGTTGTCAAGTTCAAATGAATCGGTTTGCAGGACAGAGTGTTAGTTGAGATTTCTACATTGTCAGACATGGAATCATCCAAATAATCATATACGGCTGTTACATCCCTCATGTAAAACTCCATACTTTCTTCCAAATCAACAGCTTTGTGATTTTTGTATTTTTCTATAAACAATTCAACACCTGTCAAGTTCTGAAGCAAAGTGATGCTTTTCCCAGAACTGAGCATGTCAAAAATTGTTTGGATGTCTGCGTAAGACATGTCACCTAAAACAGTGTGCTTGTTTTTTCTGCTCCTGTTCATGAATATGCGTGAAAGTCTTCTGGTGTTGCTTTCATAACTTAAGGATGCGTTAAAGCTTTTGTCCTCAATTTTTGCGAGAAAGCTTAGTGGTTGTAACACAGTGGTTTGCACAGTACAGTCCTTAAATATTTCTTTGTTCAACAACCCAGTGTCTTTGTACATTTCATTTATTCTCTGCTTTATTCTTTTTATTGATTTTCTCTGATCCACTGTGTAAACCTCTTTAAATGCTTTGTTTTTGACATCTGTGTATTCTTGGCCTGAAAGAAAACGGACAAAGTTGATATTCTCAATGTATTTTTCCTTGTTCATGTTAAACAGCCTAGCTTCGTCAGCCATTGAACCCAAAACAAGTATTAAAATAGGATGACTGTTGGGAACACCTAATGCACAAACAGGCCTGTTTGCGTTGTAATCCAATTTGTAGAAATCTCTCACCATCTCACTATATATTTTCATGTTAAAAAAAGCCTCAGAAAAAGTTGCACCGTTTTGGAGCAGTTCTATGCACTTGCCATAAGATAAAGATTGATCAGAAGAATACCCATCCATGGTTGGTTTGAAGGAAACGTTGCTAAAAAATTTAGGAATCAAAGGCAAAAGTTTGTCATTCACATACAATATGGACAGCACTTCAGAATAAATCAAAGCAACAACACACTTTTTGATAGATAGCATGTGGTTGCAAAATTTCAGTTCTATCTCATATTCTAACAATACAAACTTCAAAACTGCCTCTATCAAATGCATTCTGGTTTCAAAAATTATGAGGTAGCCTCCGCTATCATCTGAATGTGCTTGCATTTCAAATTCTATGTCTATGTCAAATTTTTCTTTGACTCTTCTCACTATATTCTCCATGGCTTCCTTTTGGTTAAATGCATGCATCAGAGATGATAAATAATTGAAGATGCCCATCACAAAACTATAAGGCATGTTAAATGATGCTGTTTCTAATTTGATGTTTTCTTTGAAGTATTTTTTGTATTTTTTGTTAGCAACATTGTTTATAAATGCCTTCCATGTGCCTTTGCTGATCACAATTTCTTTTTTGAAATATTCAAAAACAACGAACAGGAACAGATCAATCATGCTTTTAGGTAAAACAGATGACATACCCAATATGAAATGCAAATACTTTATCATCATTGATTTAGGGCCCCATTTTTTACAATCAAAAGAAAAGAAATATTTGGTATACTTCTTCTTTGTTTTGATTTTTTCAAAAATTTTGGAGTGTATCAATTGCAGCCTTTTGTTTGAAGGAACAGATATCAATTCATTGTCTGTTAAATGACAAAGGTATTTGAACATTTTTTCCAGAGGTTGCTGGAAAAGTTTGGTGTCCAAAGTCATTACAAAAATCTCTCTGTTACCTTTCCATTGACCTTTTTCTACAACGTGAAAAACAAATTTCATAGTGGTCTTCCCACTGATTTTTTTAGCAAATGTGATGTTTAGCTTGGTGAGCCTTTTCACTTTATTTGCCAATATTGTTCCATCTTCCGCCAAATCCTTCAGTTCTTTTAAATCCATTTCAGATATTTCATTCAAAAGGTCTTGCATTACCACTTCATGTCCTTTTCTTCCAAAAAAAGACTCAGAACCTTTTACAAAAGCATTTCCTCTCATCCCGGATTCTGTTGTTATTTCTGACCACTGTGTGTTCAATATTGAGGACCACTTGTTGTGAATGTCATTTACTTTGTCCAGCGCCCTAAAAAATTCTGCTGCTTTTTGTCCTATTTTTTCACAGTATGAAGAATCATAACAAAAATCGTTTTCAAAAACTGACCCTTGTTCTGACTTGTCAAAAGCCTCTGTCACACAAGGAAAGTTGGAGACAGATATTATGTTGCTGTATTCATCATGTATTTCCATCATCGCTTTTAAGTTTTTTGTCTGCTCAACAACCTGATTATAAGGCGCTTTGGTCATGATGAAAGGTGAATACAGAAAAAAAGTCAAATCATTCAAAGTGTTCATGGGCAAGCCAGTTACTAAA